CAGGGCGAATATCATCCTCACACGTGATAGTCACCTTCGAGGACTGCCACGGCCCCACCCCGTGCACCTTACGCACAGGCCCAGAAAAAATCTGGCCACCACCATAATCAACAACCAGCCGCGCCCCAGGCTTCGTCAACCCGTCAAGCCTCGAATGATCCCCCGACATCACCAACTCCAAAGTAGACAAACCATTCCACTTCAACGACAGTTTCAACGACTCAAAAAAATTGATAGGCGCCACACGACGATAATCCGGTGTAAACAATGTTATCTGCGGAACAAGACCAGCCATCAACCACTCACCAAGCCCTCAAAAACCTGTACTGCACCGACACAATAATGGCACCCAAACCAACCATCTCAATATTCACACTCTTCGAACCACCCGGAGGAATAGGAGCAAACTCCCACTCCGTCAAACGATCCATCACATCCTCAAACCCATCCAGTAGCGCAGACTGCTGCCGAGGATCCGTATCAATAGTGATCCACTCACCCTCCTCCACCGGATAATCCGAAGACACACGCAAACCATCAATCTGCACAGACCACGACTCCAAAGGGCCCTCAACACGAATCACAGGCCACGCCGGCACATCACCCCTATTAGACAGATTATCCCAGCCAGAGCCCACACCAGGCGTCAACACCACAGGAAACGCGGTACCATCCTTGCCGACAGGGCCGCCACCCAACCAATCCTGCAACTTCGCGTTACTGAAACGAAACTTCTGCTCATCCCCATACCAAAACGGGTCATAAGCCGTCAAATGCAACACATAGCGGGCATAACCCCTGTTCACCGGATCCACCGTAAACGTGTCATCAGCCGAATCAAACCGGCAATGCAGCACACGCTCTTTACCGGCAGGAGTCTTCACCGACAGTTCCCCCTCCTCCCCAGGAGGAAACGCCGACCACAACAAGTCGTAGGCCTTCAAAAAACCGTCACGAAACCCGCCCGCCGGATCCTCGTCGACACCCGACACCAACACCGGCAGCGTCACCTCGCGAGGCTTCACATTAAACCCGCGCCACTCCGAACCGTGCACCCCAACATGCGTTTGAGAAAAATGCTCCACCTCAGGAACACCCAGGCCGCGCAGCGAATCATTCAACAACATGACCGGAGACGACCCCGTATAATCCGTCAAATGAAGCACACGCTCCGGAGCATTACCAACCAACGGAAACATAGTCCAATCCACAGTCAAACCGGCACGATCAGACGGGTCAGGAATAAACATGCACAACACCCCTTCGATCACATGTAAGCCAACGCGTTCAACGCGTCACGCTGCTGCCGCTCAATCCGCTTCGCAAACTCGGCAGGATCACCATACGTCGGCCCGTTCACATTCACCACAACACTCTCACCCTTGGCACGCTGATACTTGTCGTATGGGGTAAACGAGCCCACCGATGATCGCACACCAAACCGGGCATCAACAGCATCCGGGAGCCGGCCAGCCACACCAGACATCGCATCCAACGCCAAACCAGCATTCCCGGTGATCCCCTCAGCCAAACCGGCAACAACCTGCCGGCCAACCTCGTCACGAAACACCCGAGATGGGGAATGAATACCCAGAGCAGACTTCGCAGCACCCGCAATCTGGGAACCCATATTACGCACAGTATCCAACAGGCCACTCAAAGCATTCCGGATACCGTTACCCAAACCGGCCACCACATCACGGCCAGCAGACACCAACAAGGACCCCATACTACCCAAGGCGCCCCTAATATTACTAGGCAGATTCCGGAAAAACCCTATCACACTATGCACACCGGAAGACACAGCCGAACCCATAGCATGCATCGCAGAAGAAGCCACACCACGAGCCCCGTTAAACCCGGACGAGGCTGCACCACGAACCCTAGAAGCCATCGACCCAAAAAACGAGCCCACAGCGGACACCACCGAAGACACCACACTACGAATCCCATTCATAGCGGAAGAAACAGCGCCACGGGCTGCGTTAAACCCAGACCGGACATGGGAAGCAACCGACACACCAAGCCGCGTAAAAAACCCCACAACCGCGGCCACACCGGCAGAAATGATCGACTTAAACCCGCCCATAAACGCCGACGTAAACGATTTGATACGATTCCAGCCAGCCTGAACCACCGAACCCATACGCGCCAAACCAGACACAACATGGGCCACAACCCACCCGATAACACGGGCAACAGCAGCAATCACACGGGCAACAGCAGACACGACAGCACCAACAATACGGGCCACAAACCCGACCACAGCCGCCACCATCGGAGCCACCACCGCAAGAATACGGGCCACCACCTGTATCACAACCGCAACAACCTGAACAACCACACGCATAACCGCCGCAATCACAGGCATCAACGACCGGATCAAACCAATAATCGGTGGCAGAACAGACATCACAGCACCGAGTATTTGCTGAATCACAGGCATCAACACCGGCACCAACTGCATGACCACGCCAACAACCTGCCGTATCACAGCAACAACAGCCTGCAACACCGGCATCAACGTAGGCAGCAACATGGCCGCAACCTGCGTCACCATACCAATAATCTGCGTGATAACAGGAACCAGCCGGGCCACCAACATACCAATCACAGGCATCAACTGGGCAGCCAAACCGGCAACCATACCAATAATCTGGCCGAACACTGGAGCCAACCGTGCCACCAAACCAGCAACAATCCCGAACACAGGCTGCAAGGCGGCCATAATCTGCCCCAAAGCCTGGCCAACCACGGTCACAAGCTGCATCACCGCGGCACGGAACTGGGCGTTAGTGGCAAACATAGCAGCAAACAGCCCGATCACAATCCCGACAGGGCCACCCAGGGCGCGGAACACGCCACCAAGCCCGCCAGCGGCACCCTTCAAAGCACCAAACGACGGCAACAAATTCTTCAACGACACCGCCAACGGGGCAAACCCTGCAACAAGCTTCCCAACACCCGCGGCAACAATACCAAACACTGCGGTGCCGCCAGCAAACATCGCAGCCAAATTCACTTTAGGAACAGGCAAATGCATTCTCGCAAAAATGCCCTTCAACTGCTCAACCTTAGCGCGCATCTGCGCATTCATTCGAGTGATCATGCCCGGCATCCGGTTAATCCACGCCAAAATAGACGGCATCATCCGCTGAATCCCCTGATCCACCGACGCAAACAAAGGCTTCACAGACTCCGTGATAGACTTAATAACCGGATTCAACGCAACAAAAATCTGCCGCAACCCGTTCAAAAACGGGGCCATAGCCGTAGCACCCAAATAACCCAGGGCGCTCTTCACATTCTTCATAGCGCCCTCAAACGTCTTACCAGACGCCTGAGCAGCACCACCCATGCCAAGCTTCATCGCCGCCGCAAACGTGTTAAAATCAATCTGCCCCTTCGACACCATCTGCGACACCTCAGCAGACGTTTTACCCGTCTGCCTGGCAAGCAAAGACAGCACAGGAACACCCGCCATCGTAAGCTGCAGCATGTCATCGCCCTGAAGCTTACCGCGGGCCATCACAGACGTAAAAATAGCGCCCGTATCCTGAAACGACTTACCCGAAATATAAGACACATCGGCGATAGTCTTCAGCACGTCCGTCATCTGCCCGCCAGACTGCACACCCGAAGCAGACAACGCCGCAGCAGTCGAAGCCGCATCACCCAACGCATACGACGTACCAGTCACAGCCTCAATAGCCGAATTCATAATCGACGACGTGTCAGAAGACGTGTGACCCAAACCAGTCAGTTTAGCCTGAGCCTCATCAATAGCCATCGCCCTAGCAATACCGCCACCAATAGTCACATCATAGATAGACTTGAGGCCCTTCTTAGCAACATTGATGGCACCCACCATTGCGGCACCACCAAGCGCCAACTTCATGCCCTTAGCAAAAAGACTACCCGAACGCTGACCCTCCGCAGGCATCACCCCAGACAACTGCTTACCAACATCACTTTTAAGGCCGGGCATCTTCGTATACAACGACACATATGCGGAAGCAATCTCACCAGACATACACTATTCACCCCATAATATTAATCTCGCGAGACACCCCGCCACCGGCACGAACACGCGCCAAAATATCGTCCACCTGCCCAGACGTAAACCGGGCCCTACGCTCATCCGTAGGCCTCGCCACAGGCTCCGGCTGCCCCTCACTATTAGCAGACCTGTAATGATCCAGCATGTCCAACACCGCCCACTCGCACCACTCAAACGGGCGCTGCCAACCATTCAGGTGGGCCGCCAACTGGCTAGACGTATCGGTACACAACACGCCAGCCAGCCGGACAGCCTCACCCCAACACATTATCGGGCCACCAACATCATAAACCGAGCAACCGAACCGGGTCCTCCAATCATATTCGATGGCCCCACGATAATCATCAATCAGGCCGTGGAGCCAAATTATTCCCCCAAAGAGGCGCCCTTACCGTCAGGCTTGTATTCCATCCACTGGCGGAAAATCTCGGCCACACGCACCATAGGAAGCCCCTCCAAAGCCTCCACAGCATCCTCTGGGGCGGCAGCCTCCAACATGGAAAACATCACCTCAACCTGGGCGAAATCCGCAGACTCCCCCGACTGGGCAATCCTGGCGGCACGACGGAAAACGCGGGCAGGAACAGCCTGAGCCGTCTCCTCCGCATCCGCCAACACCCAGCTACGGTCACCGATCTTTAATGTGTAACCCGTGTCACTCATCTATCAACAATCCCTCAAAATCGTGTATCAGTTACCAGCCGGAGGATTCGGATCCGGCTCAGGCTTAGGCGGCGTAGGAGGCTCCGGCTTCGGGGCCGGAGGAGGAGTCGGAGGAGTATCAGCTTTTAAAGCCGTCATCCACCCCCGACCAGACACCGCATCACCCTTCTTATTAATCTGGGCAGGATACGCCTTCAACGTCACACCATACCCGTACACCTCGCCATTCTTACCCTTGATCTCGTCACGATCAATCAACTCGACCTCAGGGAAATAGTAGCGAATAACCTGATCGCCATCAATAATATCCATCAACAAAGCGTGAACACCCGTTGTGGCACCAGGAGAAATATCGAACGAACCCGCATCGGCCCCGGCAGTAACCTTCGACTGCCAAAACAGTTCGATGACCTCTTTCTTAGACTCGATCAGCTGGAAAGAAATCTCGATAGACGACTCCGTAGCCACAGTGCGAACAACATCCGCATTCTGCCAAGCCTTCAAATCATCCGTTTTACGCTCAGGCTTAATCTTAAACCCGTCATCCGACAGGTACCCTAAAGCGGTCAGCCCGTCAGGAACCGTCTTCACACCATCAATAGTGTCACCGGCATGAGCTTTACCAATATAGACGTCACCCGTAACAGCAGAGCGAACATTAGACGCTTTACGTGTTGCAGCCATCACAACCCCCATTAAATATCAAACAATTACATTAAAACAAAAACAACGATACGCTTACTCGGATTCGGCAGGCCTGCATATCAGCTCGAACAGCGAATACACATCAAAACGTGCACCATCAACCAGCAAATCAGGGCCAGTAGACCGTTTACAGTACACCACAGGGTCACCGTCCACACCGTCTACAAGGACAGCCTCCACCCGCCTGGCTAGCGACATAGCACGATCCGGAGTATCCGAAAACACGTTCACGCGCAAAAACACCTGCTCGCGAACATGCAACTGTGGGCCACCATCCAACGCCAACCAAATCAGATCACCCGTGAAATCATCGGGCACCGTCCCCACACAAGGTATATCGGACAGCCAGCCATCATCAGCCAACACACGTTTAGCCCACTTCCTGGGATCATCGTAGACGATCACGATGCAGCCCCAATCGACCGGGCCAGCGTGCCATGCTTCGCCTCAATACGCTTCCCACCCTTATAGGTGGTGCCAATCCTGGCGACAGCCTCAACACGGTGAACCTGCACCTCCGACGACAACCCTGCACGATACTGGGCCTTATCGAAAGCGTTACCGCCCACATTCGCCGAGGCTGCACGCTTGACACGCTCGCCACGCTCAGCCAACATTGACTGCACCCCAGAAGACTTCAACACCTCACGAATACCCGGCAAGTTAAGCTTCACATTCACATCCTGAGCCACAATCTATCAGCCCTTCTTACGCTTCACTTTAATCTGCGTGCCCGCATCCCAGCCAGACATCGGATGATGCCACACCATAGGAGACCCGTCAGCCTCCCACACAACACCCCGGATACGCCACCGGCAACGATAATCAGCACCCGCAACAGGCTGCTTAAAAAGCATCGACCAATACTCATAATCCGAGTCACGCCCCGCGGCCTCATCCTCCTGCGACACGGAAGCATAGATGGCCACGTTATGAAACACAGTCTCGACAGGCTTAGACCAGTCTTCCACCTTGTCACCAAGATCATCAACACGAACAGTCGGTTGAAGCATCACAACCGTTTCACCATACGGAAAACTGGTCATATCATATCTCCCACAAAGGGCCAGCGTAGCCGTTAATATTCGACCCACACGAGCAGCCGCCACCCCACACCGTGGAACACACCTCAGAATGAGTGAAACGACTATTCATGGTCGGTGTAATAGTGAACGCTTTACCAGCACCACTATTACCCTCACACAACTTCTTCAACGCGGCAATCTCGGAAGGCCACAACAAGTTCGTGGGAGTATTAGACCGTGTAGTCTGGGCGAAAGGACCCGCAGACTCGTACTGCACCTGACCCGAAACCCCGGTATCATTCCAGCGCAACAGGGCCCTACGAAGGATAGCCTTAGCGGCATCCTTGTATTTGAAATCCGGTTTAGCGATACAGGGGGCGACACTGACAGCCACAGCCTCCACATCGGCGATCATCGCCTCAAGCTTCTCTCTAGGAATATCGGCGAAAGGCTCAATATCCTCAGGCTTCAAAATGATACCCATCAACACCACCCCCTGCACATAGTACACATTCGCTTATCTTATATCAGTTACCAGCCGGAGGATTAGGCTCAGGCTTCGGGGCTGGAGGAGGAGTCGGAGCAGCCTTCTCCTTCACCACAGCAAACGAATCAAGCGACTCGATAGCAACATACAACACAGCCTCGGCACGAACCATAACCTCATTATGGCCCTTCAAGTCACGGCCAGTCTGATCCGGATCGCCATACTCGATCAGCTCGATCGGGAAATTGCGCTGGAACCCCCAATGAACGCGAGAGAAATCACCAACAATAGCCTTCACACCAGAGGCAGGCGACATCTCCGGGGCACCCGAAACAGTCGAAGAAGCACCAACATTCAGGCCACGCCAATTATCCAAACCGGCGAACCCGGCGGCAGGATACATCGGCTGACCGGCAAGCGGAGACCCCTTCGGATACACCTCAGTAGACAGCGCAAACGCAAACGCCGGATCCAGGGCGACCCCGCTAGGAACCTGTAAACCGGCCCCAGCGATCAGGCCGACAGCCTTAACCAGATCGGTCGTAGCGGAATCGGTGGCATCAACAATATGCTTCGTCTTATCCAGCGAAGTCTTGACAGCCGCGGCAGGCTTCCCAGTGGCAGGATCAATACCGTGGAAGGCAATCAGATCCACGGCGCGACCAATCGAGGCACCCAGGGCAGGCGAAATCAGATCCTGAAGCACCCCGAGGCGGTAGTCAGCGTCAGCCCACATAAACTCGTCGCTGACGCGCTGCTGAGTCACAACCTTGATAGGCTGCGCAGTAAACGCCGAAACACCAACCGAAGCGGAAGGCTTAACCTCACCCTCGCCAACAATCTTGGCGCGAGGAACACCACTAAACACGGCACCCTTCACCGGGCCGAAAATAGTCGGCTGCTCCGGCGACAGTTTCGCCAAAACACCAGAATCGATAGCACGGTCACGAACCGCACCAATCATAGAACCAGGAAGCTCAAGCTTCCCTGCAGAAAGAAAATCGTCA